GGGTGGACTCACTGCCAGAGAAAGAGAATCAATACGATCTAGTAGGAAGATAAGATTACCGAGGGAGAAAAGTGCTTAAGCTATCCCGAGCTTGGAGCAGTGTCACAACTAAGGCAACTCCGTTGCCCCAAGTGTGGACGGATTTAGACCATCAGGACTTTAAGATTAAGTTCCGGCGCGGTCAAGTGTGTATGGTTGCCGCTGCACCTAACGCTGGAAAGTCTATGTTCGCATTGGTCTATGCCATCCGAGCAAAGGTGCCTACACTTTTCTTCTCTGCAGATACTGATACTGCAACGGTGATGATACGAGCAGCTTCGGCGCTATCAGGCCACGGCCAACTTAGCGTCGAGGCACAGCTCGAAAAAAATCCTAGAGCCTACAAAGATGATCTTCAGGGTTTATCTCATATCCAATGGTGCTTTGATTCGTCGCCATCGCTAGATGATTTAGAGTTAGAAATCAAGGCTTATGTAGAACTTTATGGAATACCACCTGAACTTATAGTCATAGATAACCTGATGAACGTAGTCGCTGAACACGACAACGAATGGGCAGGTCTTCGTCAGATTATGGTTGAACTACACGATATGGCTAGAAAGACTGGAGCCTGCGTGATGGTTCTTCATCACGTCTCAGAACAGAGTGAGTATGGCGATACAACTAATCCACCTGCTCGTAGAGCAATCCACGGCAAGGTCTCACAACTACCCTCTTTGATTCTAACTCTTGGCTATTCGCCAATGGATGGAACTCTAAGAGTCTCACCGGTCAAGAATCGCTTTGGTCCTATGTATGCCAACGCTGATCATCACGTTGCTTTGTTTGTTGACTATGCAACTTGTCAGATTGAGAACGTAGATGCAAGAGGCAGGATGGTTAGGCGAGCAAATCCGTTGGTGAAGTATTAGTGCTAAACGATATCTTTGACAGGATTGTAGTAATCAACCTTGACTCTAGGCCAGATCGTATGGAGTCTTTTGATAAGCAGGCTAAGAAGTATGGCATTGAATATCAAAGGTTCTCTGCGGTACCTGCTGACCCGCCTAAGTTACCGCCTACCTGGGCCTGTAAGGAGAGCCATAAATCTGTCATCAAGCAGGCAGTAGAAGATAACGTAAAGAGATTGTTTGTCTTTGAAGATGATGCTTTATTTGTAGAAGATTTCAATACAAAACTAGCTGATTTATACAAGGAACTACCCGAAGATTGGGATATGTTTTACCTAGGAGCTTGGCATCTGGAGTATGAGAAGTACAAGGAAGGGCTGGTAAAGATGAAAGATAGTTACTCGGCTCACGCCTACGGAATCAATGAGCATTACTTAGATGACGCATTCGCTGTTGTGTATAAACCTAAACCGATTGACATTGCTTTAGCATCAAAGCATCCATTCATCAAGGCTTACTGTGCCAAGCCAGCACTGGTAGGTCAGATACCAGGCTATTCAGATATCGAAAAGGAGTATCGGGACGTAACCGACAAATATTTATGAACACAAACCTAGTGATAATCCCAGCAAGAGGAAGACCTGACAAGGCAGAGTTCGCATTCCACGAGCTGAAGAGATTAAGTAAGATATCAGATTTTATGATTGGTCTTGATGACGATGATGCTGATAACTACCCAGAGATTGATGGTGTAATCAGAGAGGTCAACCCAAGACTTAAGATGAACGGCACACTCAACCTGCTGGCTACTAAGTATGCCGACAAGTACGAGACCATTACTTTTATGGGAGACGATCATTTAGTTAGAACTGATGGCTGGGATGAGAAGTTATATGAACCAATCAAGAACAGAGGCTTTGGTATCTCATACGGTAATGACCTATTCCAAGGTGAGAACCTACCTACAATGGTAATGATGTCTACCAACATAATTAAAGAGCTTGGCTTTATGGCTCCGCCGAAGTTGATTCATCTATTTATGGATAACTTCTGGAAAGTATTTGGTCAGGTCCTTGGCTGTCTTGACTACAAGGGTGATGTAATCATCGAGCATATGCACTATATGGCAGGTAAATCCAAGGTGGATGCGCAGTATCAAGAGGTTAACTCATCGGATGTATCTAGCCACGATGCTTTGGCATTCAAGGAATATGCTGAGACTCAACTAAAGGATGATGCAATCAGAGTGCTGATGGCGGTGAGCAAGTGAAGCAAGTAATTATCACCGGAGATAGAGGTTTTGTAGGTAGATACTTCTGGAAGAAGTTAGATAACAAGGAATGGAATATCATCGGTGTTGATAAGAAAGATGGCGGAGATGACTGCCGATTCTTTTTCAAGCATTGGGATAGACAGGTTGATTTAGTTATTCATCTTGCCGCTATTGTAGGTGGCAGAGAGACTATTGAAGGCAGGCCTCTTGCTGTAGCTGATAACTTCAGTATTGATTCTGCATTCTTTCAATGGTGTATGAGAACTAAACCTAAGAAGGTAGTCTACTTCTCAAGCAGCGCTGCTTATCCGATTGGATTCCAAACAGAAGCACGCAACGTCAGACTATCTGAAGGTATGTGTTCTTGGCAGCATATGGACCAGCCTGATATGACATACGGACTTAGCAAATTAGTTGGAGAATACCTTGCATCCTTTGTAGATAATGTCTATGTCTTCAGACCATTCAGCGGATATGGCACAGACCAAGACTTGAACTATCCATTCCCGATGTATGTCAAGCGAGCTTTAGATAAGGCAGATCCATTTGAAGTATGGGGTCCAGGCACACAGACAAGAGACTTTATTCATATCGAAGATATTGTCAATGCTGTTATGACAGCGCTAGAGAGTGAACCTATCGGTCCAGTTAATCTTGGATGGGGCAGGTCAACATCATTCTTAGAGTTAGCAAAGATGTCTATGGATGCAGTCGGATATCAAGGTGAGATAGTTACTAGACCAGAGAAGCCAGTCGGTTGTATGCACCGAGTATCTGACAATAGTAAGATGCTTTCGTTCTACACTCCGAAGATAACTTTGGAAGAGGGAATTGATAGAGCAGTAAAGGGAATCCTTTAATGGAATGGAAGTTATTTGACGGAGATACTTCCGAGTTTACTACTGCAAAATGGTATGAAGATAGAGAAGCAGCGCACCATCTTGAAGAGGTTGGTCACAAGGAACGCATATTAGTTGCTGCTGAAATGGTACGTCAGGCACACGGACTTGGCGCTAAGACTGCAGTTGATTTAGGTTGCGGTGATGGTGGCTTACTTCAGCTATTAAAGTTTACTGAAGTCAAGGCTTGGGGTTATGACCTGATGCCAAAGAATATTGAACACGCAACCAAGGTGCGTGGCGTAGATGCAAGGCTTACAGACTTTAACTCTGATGATATTGAATATGCAGACATAGCTATTATGACTGAAGTGCTAGAGCATATGACAGACCCACACAAAGTTGTAAGAGAGTTACCATCTAAGTATCTGATAGCAAGCAGTCCATATAACGAGAGCGACAAGAGCCACTACGAGTTTCATCTATGGGCTTGGGATCCTTCTGGCTATGACGCTTTGATTGCTCAAGGTGGATACAAGATAATCAATAAGGTTTACTCTGCTGGCTGGTCACAGGTAGTGCTTGGAGTCAGGGATGAGTAGTTACAACAAGGTCAAAGGCTCAAAGTTTGAGACAGATGTGATGAAATATCTACGCAAACTAGGACATTTTGCCGAGCGTTTGGCTAAAGCTGGCTCATCAGATGAAGGTGATATCGTCACTGTAGTCGCAGGTCAGACCTATATTTTGGAATGTAAGAACCGCAAGAAGATAGACTTGCCCGCCTTTTGGGATGAAGCGCGGGTTGAAGCAAGAAACTATGCGAAGGCTAGAGGAATCTCCGTCACTCCGCTGGCCTTCGTTATAGTCAAACGCAAGAACAAAGGCATCGAAGATGCCTGGGTAATACAACCATTGGAGCAATGGATCAATGGCAACAGCAATAAAACCAATAAGGAAATGGAAGAGAACGGCTTGGAGAAAGAAGTATCTAACACAATCCCAGAGATGGGGAAAGGTAGTAATAACTAATGCCAACACCACAAGGCGAGATAACATCAACAGAGATAATCAAACCGAAGGAAGAGAAGAAAGAAGATAAATGATCTGCGACAGTTGTAAAGTTGCTGGTGATTTCAATTCATACAACAACCTAGATAAAGCTGAAGAACTACACGACTTATGCGAAGGGGATTGCGGATGCCATCACAAGATTGGTCTAGGGTGGGTCGTAAAGGCAAACGAAAAGGCTCCGTTGATACAAGTACAATCTCCATAATAGATATCGTCAGGTTCTACGGAGGGGAAGTAAGAGAAGGGCGCAACGTCTCAGTTCGTTGCTGTATACACAATGACACAAGACGTAGTGCAGTCATAGATACTTATGGCAATTTATATTTCTGTCACACTTGCGGTAAGGGTGGCACAGCAGTTGATGTAATAATGGAGAAGGAAGGGATAGGTTTCAAAGATGCAGTCGAGCGGGCAGATGAAATCCTTGCTGGAGTCGGCGCAACATTACGCACAGAATCTAAGCGCAGAGGCCGTGCAATACCTAGAAGGACGTGGGATATCTGAAGATATAGCTAGGCAGTTTATGCTTGGTACTATCACTGATGCCGCACCTGGTCACGAGATGCACGAGGGGTGGCTATCAATCCCATACATAACAGTCTTAGGTCATTGCGTTGGCTTTAAGTTCCGCCGTCTTGATGATGGCAAGCCTAAGTATGGATCACCGCTAGGTCAGAAGAGCCATCTCTATAATGTTTCAGATGTAACACTTGATGTACCTTCCATCGTTGTATGTGAAGGTGAGTTAGATGCAATAGTTTTATCAGGGCTATGCAACATACCAGCAGTTGGTGTGCCAGGTGTGACAGCTTGGAAGCCACACTTTGCAAGATTGTTCACCGGTTTCGACACGGTTTATATTGTCGGAGACAATGACGTCAAGGAAGATGGTTCTAATCCAGGCGCTGAGTTTGCTCGGCGTGTCGCTGGAGAACTTACAAACGGACAAATAGTATCATTGCCACCTAATATGGACATCAATGAACTGTATCTGGCAGAAGGACCTGACGCTTTGAATCACCTACTAGGAGGAGTGCGATGAATGAGCAAGAAAAAAGACTTGGAAGAGGCAGCCAGATTATTGATGGATATGGGGATGATAATAGTCTCGATAGATTACAAGGTTGGGACGATAACCTGCAAGCCTCAGCCAATAAGGAAGTAGATGATGAGTTTATTGCAAATGTTTGGAGAGTCCTCGACTCAGCAGGGAATCTGCTCATCCGCAAACATCACGATTACGGTCCAAAGAATGTCGCTCACTCTCCAGGTGGACCACTCAACGGACTCCGCGTGCGAATGTGGGACAAGGTTGCTCGAATCAATAATTTGGTCGACTCTAAAGTACACCCATCCAACGAATCACTCAGAGACTCCTTCATAGATCTGCTGAACTACAGTGCCATTGCAATTATGGTGCTAGATAAGACTTGGCCCGAGCTTCGTAATGACTAATACATTTACATTCCCTAATGGGGATGAAATTTCTATAGATCACTATGAATACATTGAGAAGTTTATTCGCAATCAAATTGCTAATGACTTAGAGAAGCAGGCATTTGACGCAATGATAAGTAATGAATATAGCTTCAATGATACTGCTGTCCGTGCTAAAACTTTTTATTATGCTGCTCAAATTATCAAAGGTAAAAATGACTAACCTTCACCCTGCCTTCTATGACATAGTGCCTGCGGTAGCAACAAGTATCTACCGACGCTATCGTCAATGGGTAGAGAGAGAAGACTTGAATCAGGAACTCTATGCCTGGGCTATGTCTAGGGCTGACCACTATACAGAGTTACTAAACGATGAGAATGCAGTACAGAGAATTATCAATGAGAAGCGTATCTCTTGGCAGATGCGCCGTCACGCAGAGCGTTACGCTAGAAAAGAGAAGGCTAAGAAGAGTGGCTATCAGATAGGCGATGAGTCCTTCTACGATACAGTCTTGCTTGGTCAACTATTACCACACGTTATCGCTTCCGTTGTAGATGGTACAGTCCTAGAGCAAGCACAGAATCTAATCAACGATGGGCAACCACGCAAGCCATCAGCTCCGGCAGAAGGTGGCAACTTACTTGCCATCCTGATAGATATAAAGAAGGCTTACCTAAAGTTAGATGTAACAGATAAAGATATTCTTATCAAGAGATACCACGAGAACCTAACCCTTGAAGAGTTGGGTGAATACCTAGGCTGTGCTACTTCTACTGCCGATCGTAAATGTAATAACGCTATTCGCAGACTACAGAATCTGCTGGGTGGGGAGAGTCCCTGGCAATGAAAGAACAAGACCTCTTCGACTATCTAAAAGACAAACACTTCCCCGACCTAGAGAAGAGTGAAGGGGCTTTTGATTCCTTTGATTGCACCACAATAGATAAAGGTTTATACATTGAACTCAAGTGTAGGCATACCCACTACCCTGACCTGCTGATTGAAGAGATGAAATATCGCAGGCTAATCAACCAAGCTGGACCATTGACTCCGTACTACATCAACTCCACACCGGAAGGTATATGGGGTTTTGATTTATCAAGAGTACCTGAACCTGCCTGGTCTGAGCGCAGAATGCCAGCGACTACAGAGTTTACTGATACTAGAAAGATTATGAAGTTAGTAGGTTTTCTCCATTTAGATTATGGATTAGTTCTATGAAGTATGAATATGAATGTCCAGGCTGCGGTAATATCCTTTCCGTTATCCGCAGTATTCACGATATCGAAATAGAGTATGACTGCCCTACCAAGGGATGCGGTACTACCCTCAACCGCAAGTGGACCTCTCCTTCCATCCACTTCCGAGGCAATGGCTTTTACTCTACCGATAAATAAATAAACCGCCGGTTAGCACTCTTGGTCCGGCGGTTTATCAATGCAAGTTGAAGGGACTTGCAGTACTAAACTTACTCGCTCTCTTCCTCCCTGTCAATAGTGTGGGCTTCGAGCTTTATTCCAAAAAGACCAAGCCTTACAAGGCGTTCCGTAACGATGTTCAATGTAACGCAAACCTCGTAGAACCTGGATTCTAGGGTCTCTACTTCTCTCTCCAAGTAGTTGAGCGATTCCGAAAGCTGAACTTCCTTGCTGATTGGTAGCGAGGTGGTCAAACCTGCTCTCACGGGTCCATAAGGACTTGAGACATTGCCATTCTCCCCCTCTCCATCCCCACCCTGCAGCAGCGTAAGCCTTGGCGATTCGCTTATTCTCACGCTTCTCCTCCATCGTTGCCTTTACTGCCTTTATTTCTGATGGTTTGTTTAGATCGATTGGATTGTGCGCTCTTTCCAATCCGAGTATTACTAGGAGGAATGATAGTAGTGCCAACCCTCCCCCACGTCTTACCTTCTGATTCATCTCTGGCTCTCTCCTCTTCAAGTAATCTGAAGTACTCCTCCTGATTAGCTTGAGCTAGTTTAACCAGCGCTCTATCACGAGCGCGACGGTAGTTACGGTAATAAACGGCAGCCTTGACTGCAGCTACAGTCCTCTTATCATCTTCCATTCAATCGGTCCTCCAGGCATATAAGTCCATATGCTAGAAGAGTCACTAATATTACACCTAAGATTATCACTTCACTATCCTCAACTTTCTCTCACTTGGGTCCTTTGGGTCGAATGGCTGGCATAGAAGGGTAGCTCTGATGATAGGCGTCACGTCTATCGGGTTATCAACTAAACGATAGTCGTCCTCACTCTCCGTATTCCAGACGGAGACTTGGACCTTGGCATTAGCATTCCGTCTAAACCATTCTACCGCTTCATACGCGCTCTCCCCTCCCCATATGATGTCATACTCGGAGTCCATTACTTCATAGAATTGAGTCAGCTTCATTGACCTCTCCCTCCTCGGCCTCTTCCACCGGAATAAACGTGCCACCTAGTGCAGTCTTCACGTAGATTAGATTGCGTTTGATGTTCGCTCTCTTCCCCACTCTCGGTTCCATAGCCTTAGCTATGAGATCGATTTGCTCTTCTACTGTATATTCTTTACTCATTACCCTCTCCCTCTTCTATCATTCTGATTAGGTCATCAATCTCCGGCGTGTACTTCACGCTCGGAGCTTTGCTATCTTCATCGCATAACTCTGCGTGCTTCACCATTAGCTCTCCGTAATGGTCGCCGCATACTCCGCATCTACTCATCGCTCTCTCCCTCCTTACAGTTATCGCACCAATAGAATGTCACAGAATCGATCGAATATGGCTTGACTTCTGCCTCTTCTGTGCAACTATCACAGTAGTCTTTGACTCTATTCACCTTCTCCATCTCCCTTCAGTAGTCGTTCAGCTCTTTCAGCCTTCTCATACTCACCGTCATATTCCCAGTTAGAGATTGCGATAAGTAATGCCTCTCTCATTAGCTCATTCATCACTTGGCCTCGCATTCACAGTCGTAGAAGTAATTACCGCATCCCTTATGGCATCCATATTCATCCACTATCTCTCTCTGGATAGCTTCATCTAGGTCCATAGTGTCGGGTAGGTGCTTTATTGGATAGATGCTGAAGTAGGCACCGGTCGGTTCATCGTGGGAATAGCGACGTGCTGTAAAGATACCGTCGCCATCTATCTCCATCCTGATAGTAAAGTCTCCATCGATACGGAGCGCATTCAGTAGAGACTCCCAATCGGAGCGCACGTCAGCCCATCCTGATAGGTTACGCCAGCTCATACGCCTACCCTCTATCCGTAGGCGCTTGGTATCCTCATTGGATGCCACGTATTCATTGAGCATCTCTTCTGCGATATAGCTGGCATCTTCCCAGCACGTGCCATCGCAGTAGGTCATAGACTGCAGCTCGCCGCCACAGTCTATGCAGCGGCCATCCTCTGGCCGTCCTACGCATCCCACGTCGCAGCCCTGGCAGTGATAGCACTGGCAGTCGGTCGATATCTCTACTCTGGACTTGATTACTGTAGTCACTCTCTCTCCTATCTCGGTAGTTATATGGTAAGTCTCTTCACTATCTTCCACACAGTCGCAATTATCAGCATTGCACGGACACGCATCGCCGCTGAAGTAGGCGGAATACTTAGCCTCAGCCTGGTCCTCATTCTCAGCCTCAATCGTCAGGACTTGAGTCACGACTGCCATCTCATAGACTTTCATTACTTATCTCCCTTCAGTAGACACTCTTCTACACTTCCCCAGCACCAACCGTCTCCGATAAACCAGAGATTCATTGAGACTTGAATCAGCCCATAGGCTGCAGCTATCAGAATCAATGCGACCACTATCCGGCCGCGTCGCGTCAGCTTCATCACTCACTCTCTTTCATTGCAGCGCCACAGACTGGACACGGTAGATAGTTCAGCTTCAGTAGGTCGCGTCTCTGGGCCATCTCATAGGGGTCATATTCTCGGGAATAGCATCCTTCATAGGTCCATTCTCCACCGGACCAGTCGAATCTATGAGGCCCGTCGCTATCGACTGCGTTCCCATCGCAATAGATGGCGCCATCTTCCATTATTAGGTCATATTCAGAATCGATCGAGAAAATACGTGGACGGGTATAACCGCCGCGTACGTCAGCTCCTCCGTGTACTTGAAGCGCTACCAGTATCTCGCTGCCGGTATCGTAGACGGTATACTGAATCACTTGAGATAGTAGACTCTCGCGGTTATAGCTATTCTCTGTGAATAGCCTCTTCCATCCCATAGATACAGGGAAGGACTCCATCAACTCCAGCCAGCTCTCCTCCCTATTACCGGCCCAGTCGTTAAACTCTTCTGTGTACTCTGGCGAGTAGGTGAGTTTCTCCGTCAAGTGATGGAAGAGAGATACCGTCGCGTCGTAGTACTTGGTATCGAATACGGTCCGCGGTTCATTGCGGAAGTCCTCAATAGACTTGGACTGATTGCGCTGCCAGCTCCGGCCATTCTCGCCGCCGCTATCCAATAGATGGCGGCCGGTATTCTCCGTCAGCATCTCGAAGATAACTGACTCTGTGCGCGTTGCGTTCATAGTGTTCACCTATAGCTCCCTTCAAGCTATCCTGCCGCTAATCTAGCGACTAGGCCATCCCTTACGGTAGCACTACCGTAAGAGATAGTCCAGCAACTAGGCCCGTGCTGATTCGATTCTAACTTTGGTTACCCATTCCGGCCCGTGAGGGTATGAGCAGAATCTAGCCCGTGAAGTTACAATAGCCCCGTACTCATTGCATCCCTCGCGGTCGCACTTGGCAAGATATCCTGAAGCAACCAAGAATCGTTCACGGTTGAATCTTGGGTTATCTTGCGCTAGAGCTGAAGCAAGCGCTAGAGCTAATTTATCGCGGTCAATTACGTCTCCAGCATCACCAACAAAGTTTGCAAGCACTGAAGCTATCAGTTCATAATCTTTACGTGTCATTCTAGTTTACCCTTCTAGTAAGTTCATCTATCTAATTTAGATAGTGAGTGTACATTACCGTCAGCTACGGTAAGGAGTCAAGTATTAAACGGTAACAGTTTGATAACAAAGTTATCCACAGGCTGGCGGCTGGCTGTGGATAAGTTACAGCTCGACGGGCCGGACTGGTCGAGCTGGCAGGCTGGCTGATTCAGCTATCTATTTATTTAGGAGAGAGCGTAGGCGTGCCGGAGCTGGAGCCTGCCCGTCAAAGAATTACAGGATACAGCTAGGCAGGGCCGGCCTATGCCGGCCGGCTGCACGGTCCGACCGCGAGCAGACCCGGGTTTGCTTAAATGCGAGCGGGCGGTATATGTACTCCCTCACAAAATATCTCGACTAAATTGGGGGTCTCGATCTTTTTGTTCGGATGTCCGTTTTATACCACTATATCTGTGACGTTAGTCACATCTATAAAGATTTTTTGCTAGTATGCGGGAAATGAGTTTTTTTTCCCGCCTACTATACAGTAGAGGGATATACAGCGGGGATTAGTATATCCCGATGGGCTACGCTTGCGCTACGCCCCCTAGGGGCGGAGAGCAGACTTACCCCTCACTTCGCTGTAGCTCGCTCGGGCGCTCAAGCCCGTAAGCGAGGTACTAGAAGTGCCCAGCACTTCTTTTAGTTGCAATAATTAGATCAGGAGCCTGATGGCTGAGAATACCGCCGATATCGCGAAGCGAGTAATACTTCAAGCGGTAGCCGAAGGCTTAACAGTAGAACAGGCAGTAGGCTCTGCTGGCAAGTCTATGAAGACTTATGAGTACTACCGCAGGACTGATAGGTCCTTTGCAGATAAGATGGATAGAACTAGGCTAGGCTTAAAAGAGAAGACCTACGCCTCAGCAGATGTCCACGACATCGACTTCGCAGAATTTAGAAAACGCTTTCTACATCAACACACCTTCGGTCATCAACAGAACCTGGTGGATGTTATAGAAGGCCGCTCCCCTAGTTGGCACCACCCTGCTATGAAGTATGAGAAGGGTACTGCTGATAACCGCATCCTTATCAACATCCCACCTAACCACGCCAAGTCAATTACTATAACCGTTGACTATGTGACCTGGAAGGTCGCTCAGAATCCAAACTTTAGAGTTCTTATAGTAAGCCAGACCCAGCAGTTAGCTGCAGACTTTCTTTACGCTATTAAGCAAAGACTTACCCATCCGATGTATGAAGACCTGCAGACCGCTTACGCGGCAGGTGTCGGCTTTAATTCTAAGACAGCTTCTTGGCAAGCCACCCGAGTAGTCTTCGGAGATGAGTTAAGAGAATCTTCTGAGAAGGACCCGAATATTGAGGCTGTCGGTATCGGCGGTCAAATTTACGGTAAACGTGCAGATATGATCATCGTAGATGATGCTGTCACCTTAAAGAATGCAAATGAGTTTGAGAAGCAAATCCGCTGGCTCACTCAAGATGTTAGGTCTCGTCTTAACCCAACTGGTAAGTTGGTAGTTATCGGCACCCGCGTTGCCTCTGTAGATTTGTATAAAGAACTCAGGAATCCAGACCGTTACCCAGGCGGCCTTGTCCCTTGGACATATCTGGCTATGCCAGCTTTACTTGAAACCAATGAGGACCCCGCTAAGTGGGTTACGCTCTGGCCTTATTCAGACCAACCCTTTGATGGTCAGACTGAATCAGATAAGACCGAAGAAGGTCTATATCCAAGATGGCACGGCAAGCATTTATTTAATGAACGTCAAGCTATGGATGCTCAGACTTGGGCCTTAGTCTATCAACAGCAAGATGTATCCGATGATGCAATCTTCGATCCGGTCTGTGTGAAGGGTTCTATAGATGGAATGCGAAAAGCAGGACGACTTGTACCTGGCAATCCTGGTCACCCCAAGGACCTCAACGGTTTCAGTTTTATCTGTGGCCTTGACCCCGCGATGGTCGGTGACACAGCAGCAGTTTGTTATGCAGTTGATCGGGTATCTCATAAACGCTTCATTGTTGATGCTATTAAGATTACGCGCCCTACCCCTGCTCAAATCCGGCAACTTATTACCGACTGGACTAATCTTTACACTCCGTCCGAATGGATTGTTGAGCGTAACGCATTTCAGTCCTTCCTTACCCAAGATGAGGGAATCAGAGGATTCCTTGCAACTAAGGGCGTTCTTCTAAGAGAACACCATACTGGTAATAATAAATGGGATGCAGGCTTCGGTGTTGCATCTATGTCTACTTTGTTTGGTACTAAGCAACCTGATGGTAAGCACCATAGAGATAATCTGATTCATCTGCCGTCAGACCAAACAGAAAATATTAAGTCTTTAATGGAACAACTTATTACCTGGTCGCCAACGACCAAGGGTAAGACAGATATGGTTATGGCTCTCTGGTTCTGTGAGATTAGAGCAAGAGAGATGCTCAACACAGGTCTTCACCAGAAGCACCATATGAATAATCCATTCCTCTCACGCACCGAACGCAGTAAGAGGATAGTAGTAAATATAGACAGTCTACTTGCAGAGCAAGACCGACAGTTCATTTAAGGAAGATAAATGTTAAATGCCAAAGAGGTTATAGCCAAGGTTGGCCGCCTTCAGACTAAGTATGCAAAACGCGATCAGCGTATGCGCGACGTTCTATCCGTGCGTCAAGGAGATATCTCCAAGGTCTACCCTGCTATGTTCTCCGAGGATTATCCAAAGCCTCTAGTCGCAAACTTTATTGATGTTGCAGCTCGCGACCTCGCAGAAGCAATGGCACCACTTCCAGCCTTTGAATGCTCTGCTACCAATATGGTTTCAGATTCAGCACGTAAGGCTGCTGATACTAGAACTCGCATAGCTAACTACTATGTAGCAGCGAGTGACCTACAGATTCAGATGTACTCTGGAGCAGATTGGTTTAATACCTACGGAATGCTCCCAGCGATTGTGGAGATGGACTATGAGACGAACAATCCTCGTATTCGCCTACTTAATCCGTTTGGTGTTTATCCGGAAATCGACAGATTCGGTCGGTGCATCTCAATCACTCAGGTTGTTATCTCAGATGCGGAAACTATCGCAGCGCAATACCCAGAGTTCGCAAGAGACATTATAGGAAGAAACGCCTATCTACAGAATTCCCCATATGTATCGCTCGTTAGATATCACGACAAAGACCAAGACCTGATATTCCTACCTGAGCGTAATAACTTAATTCTATCTAATATTCCTAATCCGGTAGGTAAGTGCTTGGCCTCGGTTGCTGTACGTGCATCCCTAGATGGTGAAGCACGCGGTCAGTTCGATGATGTTCTAGCGGTACAACTTGCTCGTGCGCGTTTTGCTGTGCTACAAATTCAAGCAGCAGAGAAATCTATCCAAGCGCCGATTGCCATTCCGCAGGATGTCCAAGAACTTGCACTTGGCCCTGACTCAATTATGCGTTCTGCTAATCCCCAAGCAATTCGCAGAGTGCCGCTAGAACTTCCACCAGGAGTCTTTGCAGAATCTGGTGTACTAGAGCGAGAACTACGTTTGGGTTCACGCTATCCAGAAGTTAGAAGCGGAAACCTTGATGCCTCCGTTGTTACTGGTCGTGGCGTACAAGCGTTACAGGCTGGCTTTGATACCCAAATTCGCTCGGCTCAAGCACAGTTTGCTCGCCTATTTACAGATATGGTTTCACTTTGCTTTGAAGTAGACGAGAAGATATTTGGCAATATGACCAAAGAGATTCGCGGCGCTGAAGATGGCACACCATTCTCGATGAAGTATGTACCATCAAAGGCTATCGCTGGTGAGTACGGTGTAGATGTTCGCTACGGAATTATGTCCGGTATGGATCCTAACCGTGCAATTATTGCTTTGCTACAAATGCGTTCCGATAAACTTGTCTCACGCGATTATGTACGTCGCGAGATTCCGATGGAGTTAAATGTCACCCAAGAAGAACAGCGTGTGGACATTGAAGAGATGCGTGATTCTCTTCGTGTTGCTGTCGCTCAGTATGCTCAAGCTATACCCGCCCTTGCAGCACAAGGTCAAGATCCTTCTCAAATTGTTACCCGAATCGCGGAAGTCATCAAAGGTCGTCAAAAAGGCAAAGCGCTAGAGACGGTCATTCAAGAAGTCTTCCCAGAGCCAGAGGCTCCAGAAGTCCCAGAAGAAATGATGGGCGCACAGGTTCCAGCAGCAGGTATGGCCCCAGCCCCTGCCTCGCAGCCAACTCCAGAAATGACGACTGGTGCGGCCTCTGCTGCTGGTCCTCGTCCAGACATACAAAGTTTGCTCGCGCAAATCGCAGGTTGAGCATAGCCGAAGGAGGTGCTAAATGAAAAAAGGTGGTCGCGCTGCTGCTCCAATGCAGAAGCCAACAGAAGGCAAGAAAGACACATCAAAGCCTAAAGGCGGAGAAGTGAAGTTCGGATATGCCCCTGCCGGACGTAAGGGCAAGAAGGCTTAAGTAATACTTAGAGAATAGGACCGAGTGTGTACAAAGAAGATAATGAAGTTCCACGCTCGGTCCATTCCTCTGATATTTTAGTTGTAATCAGTGCATTCTTTCATAACTTAATATCAGCATTTCACGCACTATCAGAAGAACTTTTAGAATTAGCGGTGTATAACGCAAACCGCAAGAATAAGATAAACAAAGTCTGGAATGACTTTACACAAGATTTAGAGAAGATTCAGGAGGAGAACAATGGCTAGAGGTCCATTAGCAGGAGCATCAGGTCCTGGTAAGTTCTCCAAGAGAACAGATATGACTTTACCTTCACAAGCATACGGCGAAGGCGTTGAGACCCAAGCAATTAAGCAGGGCGCTCCGCTCGCTAAAACTCCAGATGTACGCGGCCTTCCAGCATCGCAGGTACGTGAAGCAGCTAGAGTTACCCCATTATTCGCACCTACAGAACGTCCAGAAGAACCAATCACTACAGGTATTGCTGTAGGTGATGGTGCAGGTCCTGAAATTCTTGGTATTAACCAAGTACGTCAACAGGGACGTTTGTCAGATGCTTTAGCACAGATGCTTCCATACGATACAACCGGAGAAATAACCGTCTTGTACCAAGAAGCATTAGCGCGAGGTGATTGATGGCTGACCTAAATGCACTAGCAAGTGCTGCTGGGTTATCGGACGAGCAAAAGAAAAGCATAGAGCGTTTTAATAAATCGCTTGAAACCCACAAGGCTCTTTCAAATTTACCTACTACAACTGCAAACCAAGTCTATAACACCAAGTTAACTCCTAAAGAACAACAAGATTTGGTTAATAAGTTTGGAAATCAGCCTCCAGAAGAGAAACCTCAGCGTGGTTGGCTTGGTACTGCTTGGCATTACACAGGTGGTAAGGTGTTTGACTTCCTACAAGCAGCCTCTGACTTCTCAACTCGCGTTGCTCGTACTGGAATTATTGCCATTGAAGAGGGTAGAGACCTTGCTGATGCTTGGGATCGCTCTGAAAGAGATGGACAGAAGGTATTTAATGAGCGTCGTTTAGAAGAAGCTCAGAAAAAATACGGTTCTAACCTTGTAAATGTAGCAAAGAAGATTCGTTCTGCTAAGACAAGCGAAGAAGTAGCTAAACTTATGGCTACTGCTACACCAGAAGAACTGTATTGGTTGCAGATTTCAGACCGTACTGTCACAAATCTACCAGGCGCTGACACAAAGAAGATTCAAGCAGACCGAGATTTGCTAGATGATGCAATATCTGCGGTTAATGCTGCACAATATTCACCAGGTCGCTTCGTTGCTAACCTAATTGACACCTTTACACCTGGCGATTTCTATAAGAGTGGCTTCTTTTACAAGATTACTTCAGGTGCAGCAGATGCTGCCTATCGAGTATTTGCAGATCCAACACTTTTACTTGGCAAAGCCAAGCGTTTATATGATGTAAACAAGTATGCCTATGAAGTTATCCTAGGCACTACAAAGAAAAGCAAAGAAGCTGCTGCTGCTTATTGGGCAAATCCTCAAACCAAGAATCTTTGGGATAGATATGGTCAGAATCTAAAAGACCTACGCACTGCTACTGAAAAAGGTTTACCAGAAGCCGCTGCTAAGGCTCGTAAAGAAGCAGAACGCCTAGTTCCAGAGTTTGGCCCTGCAGTAATTAACCTATTAAACAAGTCAGATGTAAGCGATGCCAAGTCTGCTCAAGCATTTTTTGAGAATACCGGAGATGCTTTTAAGATTATGGCAGCAGGTAATGCTCGCCGTCGTATTCTTATGCCTCGTCTTAATACGGCTCGTAAAACAAGAGTGGCATTACTAACTGGTGCTAATAAAGTATTTAACCTAGATGATATCGGTCCAAGACTGGTAGATGATTTCTTTGGCGCTCCTGAAACCACAGATGGTATCTATAAGTCTGTAACTGAAACACCTGAACAGTTGATTAAATCAGCAAAAGAGTTCCAACCTAAAGGTGCATTACGGTTCTCAAGTTTTAATATAGCCCGTCGTATTGATAACGCAAAACGTAAGTTTACTGCTGTGCCTTTATTTAGAGATGATGTCTTTGATGTAACAGCAAAAGATGCACCAGAAAAGATTTACAGACTAGCTGCACTATTCGTGCCAACTCGTCAGGCTAAGTTAATCTCTGAAACCTTCGCAGGTCTTGAAGAGACTGGTAAGCGTAAAGAATTTTTCTACGGTCTATACGCTTCTATTGCTGAAGTTCGTGGTATGAATATGACTGTTAATGGACAGAAGGTTGTCCGTCAGATGACAGGTAAAGGTCAGGTTAAGTACAGCATTGCTGGAACTGACGATTATGTTGACTTTGGTTTACTACCTAGCGAAATGAATAATCTTGTCTCGGCTCCTAGCCTTGTAGACATAGATCGTATGGCATCTCGTAGCAGTTTAATTCAGCGTTTAGTTGGTGTATCTAACTCTCGCTTTATGGAAAGCACTACAAATGCTTGGTCATTTTTTACCCTAGCTGGATTTAGATATGCAGTTCGTAACTCTATCGAAGACTTAATGGTAAATATTGCTATTGGTAAGTCTCCTTGGGGTATCGCTAAGAATCGTTACTATTCAACTCGTATAAATACAGCACTTCGTTTAACGCCAGGACTTACCGCTGGTGAGAAGTTTGCAGCAGAACCTTTGGGTTTTGTAATGCGTTTTGTTAATAAAGGCGAATCATCAAGATATGACGCACGTATCAAAGAAATTGATACTATGCTCTCTGCTAAAAGAGCCAAGATTGCTGAATATTCAGAGATTGTAAAAACCAGCAAAGATGCTAAAAAAGTAAAAGATGCTCAGGCTGGTATCCGTCGTATTCGTAAAGAGATTGCTGGCGGTGCAGAAGAAGAAGTCCGTAAGATTATGGCGGAGGCTCTTACTGCTGGACGTGTACAGAAGTTTGCTAGAAATCTTGGCATTAAAAAACTTGATGATACAACTCTAAATGATTTAACAGAGCAAGTCTTATATGGAGATGTAGAGAACCTACTATCTATTGTTTCTGAAGGTGGATTTAACTTTGCCGCTGGCGCTAACTATATTGATTCATCATTTGATTTAGCCAAGACTCTTGGCGTAAAGCAGGCAGAGCTTCGCCTAGACCTCAATGGTCTAAAGGAACGCTATGCTAAGGCACAGGGTAGAAGAGGCTTTACTGAAATTGGTTTAACACCAAACAATGAAGCATCTATGATTGCTTGGGCGCTGCGCATATCTTTCTATGGTAATGATGAACTAGGCTCGATTGCTCTTGCTAACGCAGATGACCCAATAAAGGCTGTAAATGCTTTGAAGACCTGGCTATCTGACCCTAAGAATGCACAGGTTCTAAAGGATGCCAGACTATCTGCAGGTAAAAATCTATCTATAGATGAGTATGCAAAGATAGTTTACAACCGTGCTAAGGCTATTGTCACCGGTCGAAATGGTGAGATAAACGTAGATCTTTTAAATAAGATTCGCTCTTTTGACGCAGACTTAGACCGTAATGTTATATCTGGAAAATTATCTTTAGATGATCTACCAGATAATCCAGAGTTTATACCAGCAACAGTTGTTGGCCCTGAATTAGTACCAGTATCTGATGTCAATAATTATACATCGCCCTTAATGCAAAAGGGTTGGGTATGGTTAGGTTTGTCAACTGCTCGTTTATCACGTCAGCCAATGGCATTATATGAGGTTACGAGAGTACGCAAGATGGCTCGTAAGACTGGTTTTGATGAGGCTTTCTATAACTTCTACACTAAAGATATAACAGATCCTGAAGCAAAAGCAGCAGCCTTAGCTAATGCCAAGAGAGAGTTTGCCAAACTTGTAGAAGAAAGAGCAGTATCTGAGATACTTCCTTACGTGGATAATCCACTTATCCGCAGCCAGGTAGCATTCTCTTCACGTAACTTTGCTCGTTTCTATCGCGCACAAGAAGATTTTTACAGACGTCTTGCTCGTATTGTTCGCTACAATCCAGAGGCAATCCAGAAGTTAGCCCTTACATTTGACGGTATAGCGCACTCTGGCTGGGTACAAGAAGATGACCGTGGTGAGAAGTACTTTGTTTACCCACACTTTGCACCAGGATATCGCGCTGTTCAAGGCGTAATGGAAGCACTTGGATTACCACAAGACTTCAAGGTTCCATTCCCAGTGCAGTTTGGTGCATCTGTAAAGATGCTATCACCATCACTAAATACTGAATCTTGGCTACCTACATTCTCAGGTCCTGCGGCAGCTTTGCCTATTACAGTAATTGAGAATCTAACCAGCAGATTATTCGAGCCAGGTATGGGCGATACAATCGCTAGATATACATTAGGTGAGTATGCTGTAGGTACAAGCCTTGTATCTCGTTTTATGCCAGCTCACGTCAATAGATTACTAAATGCTATGGATCAAGATGAGCGTAATAGCCAATATGCTTCTGCGTATCGCAAGGCTGTTACCTATCTTGAAGCAGCAGGCCACGGTATTCCAAAGCGTTATGATGAAGCAGGCCAGTTAATTCCACCATCCGCTGGTGAACTTGAGGCTTACCGTGAAAGAGTTGCTAATGCAACTAGGGCGGTACTGGCAACTAGATTCGTATATGGTTTCTTTTTACCAGCATCGCCATCTATCCAACTCAAGACCGATATGCAAGAGTGGATTAGAGATGCAGGTCAAGCCAGCTTCAAGCAATCGTTTAATGCTCTTAGACAACAATATGATGGCGATTACGATGCAGCAATTAAGCGCTGGATTGAACTATATCCAAATGCTGTGCCATATACAGTTACCGAATCAGAACGTAAGACCGTAGCATTCTTTGATTATGCTGAGGAATCAGGTAAATTCGTAGAAGATAACAGAGGTATGTTTGAAGAATACCCTGAAGCGGCAGCATTCTTGATTCCACACAAAAACGCATTCTCTTTCGATGCTTACCGCACTATGGAAGGTATGGGTCTTCGTACTAACAAGAGAGTAGAAGACTATCTACGTGAGGTTCAGACTGCAGCAGACTTGCAGACTTACTTCCAAAAGCGTGATGAGTATGAAGCATCACTAGAGTTTATGGGTTCTGATACTGCTCGCAGTATTGTACGTCAAGAATTCAATACTTGGAAAGATAGATTCTTTGCAGGCAGACCTTTGGTTAAAGAAGAACTAAATCAAGGCGCTGAGAAGCAGATTAAAAGACTTGAGTCTTTACAAGATCTTGAAAGATTCTTACAGGATTCAAGATACAGTAATATCCGCAGAGACGTACAAGATGTTCTTCGGGAAATGGTTAAGACCTATGGCGATTACAAGAGTCAGAGGGAACTATTTGAATTAACCGGAGCAAGAGATAGTACGATTTCATTTGTAAAAGACAGCACAATCTCAAGACTAAGAGAACTTGCTACATATAACGAAAATACTCAAGCAGCGTATGACGCGCTGTTTGGAAGATTACTGGGCGACTAGGGAGACAAATAGGCAATGGCAGAGACAGACATTACGGGCGCATTTGGCTCAGTAAAAAGTGAGAAGGGTTACCTATCTTCTCGTCTTGATGTTCAAAGTGCTAGAACTAAACTCTTTGACGCCAACAGGGAACTCACACTAGCTCAACGTGCTTTTGCTGACATAAGTTCTACAGATACTGCTAACTATCAAAGAGCTGCTGATGCTGTAAAGGCTGCTCAGGCTAAAGTAGATACTGCAAGGCAGGAAGTTGGCCGTGTTGAATCTATAGCAAAGTCTGACTACAGACAGGCAAAATCAAAGATTGACGCCAAGAAAGATAAGGCTGAATCTGGCAAGATACAAGATGAACTTGATCGCTTAAGTATTCAACTTCAAAGAGCTAAAGACTCTGGTCAAAGTACTCTTGAAATAGAAACTAAAATAAAAGATTTTACTGATAGAAAAAATAAAACTGGCAAGTATGCTCCTCCTAAAGAGCAGACAGGAACTGTTGTTGACCAGCAACAGACTGGTACAAATCTTCGTAATTATGGTGAAGAAGTAAAGAATGCTGGAAGTTTTATTTATGGCAAAAATGCACAAGGTATACGTGATATCAGCAGGCTTCTTAAGGATGCAAATTTTTACAAAGGCCCAATAACTGACAGGCCTAACAATCAACTTGTTGAGGCATATATTGCAGCCCTTCAAGATAACTCAGTAACCTCAACCTATAAAGGTACAGATGTACCATTTGGCGAGTACATAGCCGACAGAATTAGGTTCGTTAAAGAGACCGGAACTGGTGCGGCTAAACCAACCGCTGGTATGAGTTTCTCTTCAGAGTCTCAGGCTGCTGCAAGAATTGAAACTATATTTAAGACTGAACTTGGCAGAATGCCAACACCCGCTGAAGTTGAGAAATATACCAAGCGATTGATGAAGGAAGAAAGAAAACCATCATCATTCCAAAAGTATGAGACTGAAGTTATCGGTGGCGTTAAAGTCCGTAAGGTTATTGAAGGTCTTGATAAAGACCAATTCCTAACAGGGCTTGTACGTAAACTTCCTGAGTACGATAAGCGTAAAGCAGAGACTCGTTCACTTACAATTCAGAGTTTACAAGGTGTGGCTAATGATAATGGTATTACCTTGTCTCCGCAACAATTAGACCAATATGCTTTTGAAGTCCAGAACGGAAAAGATGTAAAGGTTATTCAGAGCCAAATCCGCGCTCTTGCTGGCCTTGGTATGCCGGACAATGTAAAGAAACTTCTAGCTGAAGGTACCGATTTAAGCACGGTCTATTCTCCATACAAGAAAGCTATGGCTGCTGTTTTAGAAATCAATCCAGAAACAATTAGCCTATCTGACCCAGTATTGAGAAGCGCTATCGGACCAAATGGTGAGATGAGTTTATATGAGTACCAACGTTCACTCCGCAAGGATCCTCGTTGGCAATACACAAACAATGCTCGTGAAGATGTATCTACAGCAGCACTGCAGGTACTTCGTGACTTCGGATTCCAGGGGTAATAATGGCACCTAAAAAGAGTACGACATCCATCCCTAAGTCAAGTATGCCATTTGGTGGCAAGTCTGTAACTTCAGGAACTAAAGATAAGACTCCAAAACCTCCAACTAAAACTAGCGGAGATACAAAAGGTAAGATAGATGCGCTTACTGGACTTACAAAAAGCCTTGGTGGTTTAGCTGATTTAGTAAAGTTACTTGGAGAATCCGGCGCAGGAACTGGTGCAGGTGCTGGCTCGGACCAGTACTACACTTCTGAAGGTAGAACTGGAACATCTAGTACTGGTAAAAGATATATTGCAGGTAAAGAAGTAACTGAAGAAGAATTTACTAAGTTTTTAGGTGCTGGCACAGGTGGTGCAGGCGCAGGAGAAAGTGGCACTTCAGCCTCAGAGGAAGCCGAAAAGAAACGTAGAGAAGGCCAGTCTGCTTACACGCTCTTATTAGAAGAGTTTAATAGATACGGCCTTGGCGCTTTAGTGGAACCTCTAAAGGGTTTTATTATAGAAGGTTTATCTCCAGCAGAGTTTACTCTTAAGTTACGTGATACTGATGCTTATAGAAAACGTTTTGGTGCTAATCAGACTCGTATTGCTAAGGGACTTCGCGCTTTATCTGAGGCAGAATATATTGGCTTAGAAGACCAGTATCAGAATGTTATGCGTCAGTATGGATTACCTGCCTCGTACTACACCCGCGGAGATATGGGTCGTCAAGAAGGATTTGAGAAGTTTATTGCTGGCGACGTATCCGCCGCAGAACTTGAAGATAGAATCCAGACTGCACAGAATCGCGTAATCAATGCGGCTCCTGAGATTGCAACTACATTAAAGTCATTCTACCCAGACATTACAAACGGCGATATCCTTGCCTATGCGTTAGATCCAGATAGAGCAATTACAGAGATTCGTCGTAAGGTAACCGCTGCTGAAATTGGTGGCGCTGCAACTATGGCAGGGCTTGCTGCAGATAGAGCAAGAGCTGAAGAGTTAGGTCGCTTTGGTGTGACTGGTGAAGCAGCACGTCAAGGATTTAGAGCAGTAGCAGAAGTTGCTCCTCGTGGTGGACAGTTGGCTGAGTTCTATCGCCAGACACCATATACACAGACAACAGCAGAACAAGAAGTCTTTGGACTTACTGGTGCTGTTGAAGCTGGAAGACAACGCAGAAAATTAACAGAACTTGAAACCGCCGCATTCTCTGGTCAAGCCGGAGCAGCAGGTGGCGCACTAGCCCGCGATAGAGCGGGCGCATTCTAAGCCTGCCAGCAGAACGACCGGCCTGCTGGAGAGATACCAAGACCGGAAGTAGGAGCCACGTTGCGTTCCCCAAACAGCGTGAGGCCTGCGACAACTACTAATAAGGGAGAAACGGACCTATGTCCAACTACGACTACGAAGACGACGATGATGATTTCAGCATCGAAGATAAGGCTAATGATCTCGTCAAGCAGTTGCGTAAAGCAAACAAACAGAAAGAAAAAGAACTGGCAGATTTGAAAAGTCAGTTTGAGAATCTTTCAAAAGCACAAAGAGAACGAGCAATCAAAGACGCCCTCGCTAGTCGCGGGGTAAACAGCAAGATTGCTGCATTTATCCCACAGGATATAGACCCAACTGAGGAGTCTGTATCAAAATGGCTCAGTGAATATTCCGATGTATTCGGTATTGATACTGGGTCGAACCAGGCTACACCTAATGTAGACCCAGCTCAGGCAAAGCAATATCAGAAGATGACCCAAGCAGTTGATGCTGGTGCAACGATTGATAGTGGCGATGACATTATGCGTCGTCTACTTAATGCTAATAGCCGTGAAGAGTTGGATGAAGTTATTAGGCAGTCTGGACTCTAATCCGATCCTAGACAATAGAAAGGTGGTGCGAAAATGGCAGTACCTGGTGGTTCACCCACGACGGTAACGTCAATTTCAAACCTCGTACAAACTGCGTATGACCAGTATGTACGTATGGCTCTCCGTAGCATTCCAGTAATGCGTGCGATTGCCGATGTCAAGCCTGTTCAACAGGCTATGCCAGGATCGTCAGTTGTTTTCTCCATCTACTCAGATCTTAGCGCTGCAACCAGCACTCTGACAGAAACAGCCGACGTTTCCTCTGTTGCCCTTGGCAACCCATCACAAGTAACCGTAACTCTTCAAGAGTACGGCTCTGCTGTGACAACAACCAAGAAGTTAAACCTAACTTCTTTCAACGACGTAGATGCAGCACTTGCTGACATCATTGCATACAACGCTGCCGATTCAATCGACCAAGTTGTAGCAGGCGTTCTCACCGCAGGTCAGAACGTAATCTACGCAGGTACCGCAACCAACACCAACGGAATCACATCTTCAATGACAATCTCCGTTGCTGACATCCGTGAGGCTGTCACACAGTTGCGTACCAACAAGGCAGTTCCTCGCATTGGCGAGCTATATGCTGCTTACCTCCACCCACGTCAATCTGCAGACCTCCGTGCCGAAACCGGTACCGGTGGTTTCCAGGAACTCACCAAGTACGTCGAGCGCACACCGTTCGTCGCTGGTGCAGTTGGCGTAATCGAAGGTGCGTTCATCGTTGAAACACCTCGTGTCCCATTCGCTGCAAACAGCGGTTCAGTTAACGTCTACGATGCAGTTATCGCAGGCCGTGAAGCTCTTGCTGAAGCGCAAGCACAGGACATCAGCACCGTCATTGGTCCAGAAATCGACGCACTCCGTCGTTTCCGTACCATTGGTTGGTACTACTTCGGTGGCTTCAACCGCCTCCGTGAAGCAGCTCTCTACAGAATTGAGTCTGCTACATCAATTAACTAAGTTGATTGATTCTGAGGGACAGGCATATTAGAAAAGTCTGTCCCTTGGGATGAGTCAATTCTGAAAGGAAGATATGACTTTATACCAAGTAAGAACGCCGTTTCAGAATGAAACTTGGATTAGTGGTTCTATGTATGATCCATATGCTCGTCTTGCTGGTCGTCCTTTAAGTAACGGAACAAGATTGACAGATGTCCCAAGAGGGGTAACTCTGTTGGTAAATGGAACTACAGTTACTGAAAATAGAACTCCATATCAAGATGATTTGGCTAATGCTGACGCTTACTATCTAGGCGGTCACGAATACGTTGTAGACCAGTCAGCAGCAGATATACTTATTAACGCAGGTTACAGCGAATATGTAACACCGATAGCAGGGACTTGATGACTAATCCAAACTGTCGTTCTGGGTGCAAGACCCAAGACCACGACTCATACGCAGACTGCCTACAGTCAGCAAACTTAGGATTTGCAGGGTGTTTCCCCACTCGGCAAGGTTGGGACAAGACCAAGGAAACCGCTGATACTAAAGAGTTAAACTCTTATTACTCAGCAGTCCGTCAAGGCATTGAACCAATTAGCACAAAGAAAAAAGATATAGATGCAGCAGTAAGACTATCGAATGAAGCTGGCAAGGCTTTCGATGGTAACACTATGACCTTTAAGGAGTAACAATGCCAATCCCAGATCCAGCGCAATATAAGAACAAGTACAAGGCTTCAGAGCGTCCAGAGTTCTATCAGCCTTATCCATCAGATTCTAACGATAAGCCATTTATGACTTACGAAGCTATCTCCGGTGGAGCAATGGGTAAGCCTGCACCAAAGCAGGGCAAGTAATGCCAAAGCACACAGGTAAGAAGCACGAGAAGACCGAATCTAGAAAAGAGATGGTCAAGGAATACGGCAAGAAAGCCGCTATGAAAAAACTCGCTATGCGTAAAAAGGGCAAAAAATAATGGCTGAAAAAATAAAACGTATGGGCGCAGGTGACCCAAACTACGTAAAGAATATGATTAAGATGGGTAAGAAATCATCTGGTGGTCCAAAAATCTCAGCACCAGAAGGTGGAAGACTTCAAGATGTAAAGCCTAAGGCTAAAGCAAAGAACGTAATGCCAACCGTTAAGGTAAGCAAAAAGGAATTAAAAGCATTCAAAAAAGAAGTTACAAAGCCAGTTAAAAAGGCTGCTCGTAAGTCCGATGGAATGCTATCTAGCAAAGAAGCAGGCAAGGTCTATAAGAAGGCCATAAATAAAAAGGGTAAATTTGACCCAACCAAGATTCCAGGATTCTCATACGGGAAAGGAACACGATGAAGAAGGCTAAAGGCGCTAAGAAGGTTGCCAAAGTAATGCGTGAGTTCAAGTCAGGTACTTTGCACTCAGGTAAGAAAGGCCCAGTAGTTAAGTCCCGTAAGCAAGCCGTTGCTATTGCAATGAGCGAAGCTGGAATGGCTAAGAAGAAAAAGAAGAAGTAATGTCGTCAGGCAAATACCGCCGACACGACGGTTTTAATTCAGTTCAAATCAAAGACGGTCTTGTAGTTCGTCTAAGAAAAGATGGAACTATCAGAACTGTCCTTGGAAAGTATGGGGAATATGGCAAACAAGAAAGATCCAAGGCTCGCTAGAGCCGGAGTAGCAGGGTTTAATAAACCAAAGAGAACTCCAAGCCATCCAACCAAGTCGCACGTTGTAGTAGCCAAAGAAGGTAGTCAAGTAAAGACTATCCGATTTGGTCAGCAAGGTGTAAGTGGGGATAAGAAACCAACCGCAAGACAAAAGTCATTTAAGGCTCGTCATCGAGCCAATATCCAAAAAGGCAAGATGTCAGCAGCGTACTGGGCAGACAAGGTGAAATGGTGAAGAAGAAGAAAGCATTTTGGGATAAACCCAATCCGAAGAAGACTAGCAAGAAGTTAACGCCAGCGCAGAAGAGCGCAGCAAAGAAGCGTGCAAAAGCAGCAGGCCGTCCATATCCAAATCTTGTGGACAATGCCGCTGTAGCCAAGAAGAAGAAGTAAGGAGACCTAGGTGCCAACGTACGGAAATTCTAATTCGACTTTTAATGACGAGTTAAACCGCCTTGCCAATGGAGGCACCTATCGCTCTAAGAGTCAGATGGTTGACACTGCTCTGGCTGCTCGTCAATGGGCTGCAGCTCGTGCTGTCACCACATATCACACAGATACTGTAGGAGTTCTAAATGACATCGCGGGTATCACGGGTCCTGCTATCAATCACCTTGACCTTGCTGGCGTATGTAACAATCTCGCTGGTACTTTTCAATTACCTGCAGTCGCTGCTCTCAGAGAAATCGAGTCCTGATGAGCGCGAGGTATAACCTTGTCTGCGAACAAGCAGCCACATTTAATTTTCAGTTTCAAGTATTAAACAATACGACCGCTGGGTCTACACCTTGGAACTTAACTTCATATACAGGAACTATGACTGTACGCCCATTCTTGGGTTCTACAACTACAACAGTCGTAGCTTCTACAACGAATGGTCGTATGGTATTTGATGCGCTTAACGGAAGAATTACAGTAACTATTGATGCTGCTACTACTGAGAATTTTTCAGCAGGTCGTTATGTCTATGACTTAGTAGTTACTACTGGTGCTACAACTACAAGACTTTTAGAAGGTAAGTTTACGGTGACTGCTGGGGTGACTCTATGAGTGAAACAATTATCGTAATTGAATCCATTACCCCACAGGTATCAGTACAATTTTCAGCAGATCAAGGACCACAAGGAACGCAAGGCGTTACTGGTCCAACCGGAGCCACAGGTCCACAAGGTAATACTGTTACTGGACCGACTGGTGGCACTGGTCCAACAGGAAGTACAGGAGCTACAGGTGATACAGGTTCCACAGGTCCTACGGGTGATACTGGCCCGACGGGTCCGACGGGAGATACCGGACCCACAGGCGATACGGGTCCTACGGGAGAGACAGGTCCAACAGGACCTCAAGGTGATACAGGCGCAACGGGAGCGACTGGACCGACTGGTGAAACAGGAGCAGTAGGCCCCACCGGAGCAACTGGGGACACAGGCCCACAAGGTCCAATAGGTGACACAGGTCCTATCGGGCCAACCGGTGATACCGGAGCAACCGGTGATACCGGACCAACGGGAGATACTGGCGCCACAGGAGACACCGGACCAACAGGTCCACAAGGAATTCAGGGTGAAACTGGCCCTACCGGTGATACAGGTCCTGTCGGACCTACCGGAGATATGGGTCCTACAGGCCCTACAGGGGCTACAGGAGCCACTGGTAGCACAGGTCCTACCGGAGACACTGGACCGATAGGTCCAACCGGTCCTACGGGCGCTACAGGCGATACCGGACCGCAAGGTATTCAAGGTGTTACTGGCGCTACCGGACCTACAGGTGCGACAGGCGATATCGGTCCTACGGGTCCACAAGGCGCAACAGGAGATACTGGTGCCACTGGACCAACTGGCCCAACAGGAGATACAGGACCTACAGGTCCTCAAGGTTTACAAGGAGTTACAGGTGCAACAGGTCCTACAGGTGATATTGGTCCTACTGGTCCCACTGGCGATGTTGGTCCAACAGGTGCTACAGGACCTACTGGAGCGACTGGCGCTACTGGAGCAACTGGAGATGTCGGACCGACAGGACCTACCGGACCCACTGGAGTAACTGGACCAACAGGTGCAACTGGACCGACAGGCTCAGATGCAGATGCGTTACCAACTGTTTTAATGTTAGGTGGAATGTAGACTAGAGTAATGAAAGTTGCTGTCTATACGATTGCTCTAAATGAAGAGCAGTTCGTTGCCCGCTGGTATGACTCTAGTAAAGAAGCTGATTATCATTTAATCTGCGATACCGGATCTACAGATAGAACTGTAGAGATAGCAGAGTCTTTAGGTATCAAGGTAGTTCACTGTAAAGTCAAACCGTTTAGGTTTGATGACTCTAGGAATATGGCTTTGTTCTCATTGCCAGAAGATATTGATTACTGCGTTGCATTAGATATGGACGAAGTAATGCAACCTGGTTGGCGAGAAGAACTTGAAAGGGCTTACGCCGAAGGAACAGATAGGCCGCAGTATAGGTTTATTACTGATTGGGATGCTGAAGGTAAACCAGCAGTAGAGTTTGATGGATTTAGAATCCATAGGCGTCACGGCGTCAGATGGATATATCCAATCCACGAAGTACCAAGTACATTCGACGGACCGGATAATCGTAAGCGGTATAACTTTGAGATTCATCACCGCCCAGATAAAAGTAAATCAAGAGGTCAGTACCTGCCGATGTTAATTATGGCAGCTAAAGAAAATCCTGATTCAAGAAATCTTTACTATCTAGGTCGAGAATACTTTTATCGTCAGCAGTATGTTGAGTGCGCTAATACTCTCAAGCAATATTTAGAGAAGTCAGTTTTCAAAGCTGAGATGGCTTACGCAATGCGGATGCTCGCTAAGTGCGAGCCAGACCAAGCAGAAGAATGGCTGACTAAAGCGATAGAGACATTTCCCTGTAAGGAATCTTTACTTGCTCTAGCAAATCATTACTATATGACTCAGCAATGGGCTGAATGTATATTAGTTGCTAAAGAGGCTTTGAAGATAACACAAAAGCCAACAGAGTTCCTATCCGAAGGTTGGGCTTGGGGACATATGGCAGATGATCTGATAGCAGTCTGCTCTTGGCAGTTAGAAGATTTTAAGACGGCTTACAAACACGGCAAGATAGCGGCAGAGATGTCGCCTAATGATGAACGGCTACAAAAGAACCTAGCGTTCTATAAGGAGAAGATAAATGCCAACGTTCGACGAACTGGTAGACGAGGTAAAAAGTAACCTTATTGGTTATGCCCTGCGTCAAGACCGTTTGACATATGTAACTAATGCAGGTGGTATCACCACCAGTTCATCAACCATCACTGTTGGTTCATCTGACAACCTTGCCAAAGGTATCATTGAGATTGATGACGAGTTAATTTGGGTTGACTCGTTTAACAAGCAGAGCAATACACTGAATGTAGCTCCAGGCTTTGGTCGTGGTTATATGGGAACTACTCCAGCACCACACGCATTAAACTCAATGGTAACGCTATCTCCGTCGTTTCCTAGAGTTAATATCAAGAAGGCTATCAACGATACCATCAAGAGTTTCTATCCTAAATTATTTGCAGTAGCCTCAACAACCTTTACCTTTAACGCATCTCAGGTTACCTATGCGCTACCCGATGATGCTAGAGAAATCCTTTATATGTCTTGGCAGACCACCGGATCATCTCTTGAGTGGCTACCTATCAAGCGCTGGCGCTTTGACCCACTAGCAAACGTAGCAACCTTTAATACTCAAAAGACTGTAAACATCTATGAGAACATCCAGCCAGGTAGAACTGTAAAAGTTTGGTACACAATGGTTCCAGATACTATGGATGCCAATACCGATGACTTTGTAGATGTAACTGGCTTGCCAGAATCTTGTGTAGATGTAGTTGTCTACGGAGCAGCCTATCGTCTATTGACATTCCTAGATGCAGGTCGAATCAATTTAACTTCTGCTGAGTCTGACTTTGCTGATTCTAAGAATCCATATAACTCTGGCTCTGCTGCAAGCAGATATATCTTTGCATTATTCCAACAGCGTCTACAGGAAGAAGCGCTTAAGTTGGCAGACCAATTCCCAATCAGACTCCACATCACCAAGTAAGGAAGGCATATGGCACGTCTATTCAGTTCGATCAGCGTAGAGACGACGCTGGCATCTGGTATATCCAACAGCGCGACGTCGTTTACAGTTGCCGCCGGTACTGGCTCTGCCCTTCTCGGTGGGGTCACTATCAACAGCGGGGACCAGTTCACACTAGCGCTAGACCCAGATACACAAAATGAAGAAATCGTATTTGCTACTGCGAATACTAGCGATACCTTTACAGTAACTCGTGGACAAGCAGGTTCATCTGCTGTAACGCACTCCGCAGGAGCAACAGTCAAGCACGTACTTACGGGAAGTGATTTAACTTGGTTTGAATCTAATACCAGCCCAGTAGCCTCTTGGGGAATTAGAGGGTCTTCAAGCGGAACTACTACCCTTGTAGCAACCGCTGTAGCTTCTGGAACGCTTACGCTTCCAGCAGTCACAGACACAATCGTATCTTTGACAGCTACACAAACTTTGACTAATAAGACTTTAACTAGCCCAACAATCAATACTCCAGTATTGACACTATCTACAACCACAGCAACTGCTGAAGGTAGGATTGCTTGGGAAGGAACTAACGATAAGATTGTAGTAGGTGATGGTTCTTCTACAAAAGAATTTACACCAAACACTATTGCTACCAATTCTCAAACTGGAACTACATATACCCTGGCTCTAACCGACAGAGATAAGTTGGTTACTTTAAGCAATGCCTCTGCAATTACTCTAACCGTTCCACTTAATTCATCAGTCGCTTTTGCTACCGGTGCAGTAGTAAATATTCAACAGACTGGAGCTGGTGCGGTAACTATTCAAGGAGCAGCAGGAGTAACTATTACCTCAACTGGAGCTACAGCAACTGCGCCAGTAACTAGAGCGCAATACTCTGCAGCAAGCATTATTAAGACTGGTACAGATTCCTGGACTGTGATTGGAGACCTATCCTAATGGCAACCACATATAAAGTATTAGGGCAGTTAGCCCCAGCCTCAACAACTGGCACTCTATACACAGTACCCGCCGCCACACAGACGATTGTTTCTACAGTCAATGTAGTTAATACTGGATCTACTTCAGCAACAGTTGCAATAGCAGTAAGACCAGATGGCGCTACTTTAGAGACTAAACATTATCTAGTTAAAGACCTGCCGATTGCTTCTAAAACTACCTTTACATATACAGCAGGTATTACACTAGATGCCTCAGATGTTATTACAGTCGTATCATCAACGAACGACTGTGCGTTCAATGCGTTCGGAAGCGAGATAGCCTAATGTCAGTAAATCTAACTCCTAATCCCAATGTTCTAGGCCCAACTGGGTCTACAGGTCCTACAGGTGGAACAGGGCCTACTGGCCCAACTGGACCATCCGGTGTTGATGCAATCAACGCTCAGACTGGAACGCTTTACACCTTCGCTCTTGTCGACCAAGACAGTTTAATTACAATAAGCAACTCAGCTACACAGACTATTGTAATTCCACAAAATTCATCTGTATCTTTTCCAGTAGGTGCTGCGGTTAATATCGTAAGAGCAGGCACTGGTCCAGTACAGATTACTCAAGGATCTGGAACTACTATCCGCTCTACTGGTGCTACCGCTACTGGCCCATACTTACGCGCTCAATACAGCGCTGCTTCAGCTCTGTATGAAGGAACCAATGTTTGGTATGTGATAGGAGATATTTCGTAATGACACCTATTCTTGGTATATGGGCATCTCAAAATTATTCCAGAACTTCTTTTGATTCAATCGCTACTGTAACTGTGGGCGCTGGCGGCACAGGTTCAATTACTTTTGATAACATACCAGGCACTTTTGCGCATTTACAAATAAGAGGAATCGCTAGAGCAACTGCAACTGGTTGGGTTACTGCTACGTTTAATGATGATGTAACTGCAAGCATATATCGTGACCATTATTTATATGGCAATGGCACTAGCGCAATAGCAGGTACTAATGGTGCTAATAATTTAATGTATTTTGGTCCTTATTTGGGTGCTACGACATCAAATGTATTTGGCGTTAACGTTACTGATATTTTAGATTATGCAAATACAAACAAAAATAAAACTGTCAGAACAATGTGGGGTTATGAAAACAATAACGTTGGTGGCGACCAAGTCTGGTTTCAATCTCAACTGTGGATGAAAACAAATGCAATAACAAAAATAACTTTGTCACTGAGTAACTTTGCCCAATACTCTCACTTTGCCCTGTACGGAATAAAGGCAGCCTAGGAGATATAATGCCAGCAACATACGAACCGATTGCAACAACTACTTTGGGTAGCGCACAAACAACAATTACGTTATCTTCAATACCTGCCACATATACTGATTTAGTTCTCATTGGATATTTAAGACTTGCTAGCGGTACATCCTCAGGTTGTTATAGATTAAATGGCGATACTGGTAATAATTATTCTACTATTTCAATATGGGGTGATGGTTCAACTGCATCTTCTTACCGCAATTCTAATATATCGGTTGCATATTTTGACACAGGCACTATTCCTAATGCCGCTGATACTTTTATGCCTGTTATTTTGCATTTTATGAACTATTCCAATACTACAACTAATAAAACAATTATTGGGCGAAGTAGCAACAGCAGCAGTTTGGTTCAAGAATCAGTTAATTTATACCGCAGCACATCTGCTATAAACTCAATCGAGATAAGAAATGATGCTAACGTCAATTTTGCAACAGGTTCTATGCTTTCACTTTACGGAATAAAGGCGGCCTAACTATGCTGACAATTAATTTTATTAATCATCTAGCCGACAATAACCGAAAGGATTGGTGATTGTCTTGCCAGTTACATATCAAGCAATAGCAACAGTTAGCGTAACTAACGCAACACAGGCTTCAATAGAGTTTACTTCTATTCCTGGAACTTATACGGATTTACTAATAAAAATATCTTCTAGAGATGACCGTGCTGGAGTTACCGCTACCGGAATAAATTTATCATTTAATGGCAGCACTTCTAATTTTACTTACAGAGTTTTAGAAGGTAATGGTGCAACTGTTGCGAGTGCCAATGGTTCAACAAGTCTTTCTGCAATTAGCACAAGTGCTTCTGCAACTTCCAATACATTTAGTAATTGTGAAATTTATATTCCTAATTACGCTGGTTCAAACAATAAATCATTTAGTAGCGATTCAACAATAGAAAATAATGGAACAACATCTTTTATAGATTTATTTGCTAGTTTATGGTCACAAACTGCCGCAATAACGTCTATTACATTGACACCGACCGTCACTAGCAACTTTGTCCAATACTCAACCGCCACACTTTACGGAATCAAGAACAGTTAAGAAAGGAAAACAATGCCAACAAAACTCGTAGTTGATTGCTCAACTGGAATCACCACAGAGGTAGAACTTACTGCTGAGGAGATTGCCCAGCGTGAGGCTGATGCTGCTGCATTCGCTGAAGCAGAAGCACAACGCCTTGCAGATGAACAAGCAAAGGCTGCTGCAAAGCAGGCTGCTCAAGACAAGTTGAAGGCTCTTGGCCTAACTGATATTGAAGTAGCAGCACTCGTAGGCGCGTAAATAAACCAGTCAAAGGAGTAATAAGTGGCACCGTATGGTGATGATGTTACAGAGGGCTTGCCCTATTCTCTTTCAAACCCTTCGGGTTCTACCACCTATTCCGCTACCGGTGAAGCATACGATGTAGCCATCAATGGCTTACCGTTCTTTATCAACTCAGGTGATGATACACCCTATCGCCGTGTTACTGCTGCCTACAGAAAACAACAGATTGACCAGAGTAGAGAGCCTGGTGAACAGACACTTACTGGCTGGTGGCTACGATCTCAGTCATCATTCCACTTCGGTCAAGGCATTAAGTACTACGAGCCAGCGCAAGATGAGAGCTTGCGATTCCAATACACCGAATCTAAAGGTGTAGATGTCTGGACTAAAGGACAAGCAAGTCTTATCTACGATGTAGACCCAGGCCACGTCACTACCGCTGCTATAAATAGCAATGGCAAACCAGACCAACATCTACGATCAATCAAGTGGAC